CAATGGATACGTGCCGAGATACTCGGACAATCAGATGCTAAAAATATAGCATCGTCTTTGAGAGAAGGATGGGAGTTAGTGAGAGCTGACGAATATCCTGACACCATATATCCAGAGATGACTGAAGGCAGATACGCAGGGATAATTGGAGTGGGCGGCCTATTGCTGGCTAGGATACCAGAGGAGATTGCGCTTCAAATCGATGCTTATTATAAAAAGCAAAACGATGCAAAAGAAGAAGCAGTAGAGAACAATCTTATGAAGGAACAGCACCCTAGTATGAAATTCCATAAGGAATCTAATACTCGTGTAACTTTTGGTGGTACAAAGAAAAGCTAATTATTTAGTAATTCCTAACCAACAAAATAAACTAAAACCGTACTGGAGGCCCCTCGGGGCAGGTACATACAAAGGAAAACAACTATGGCAAATGCAAGTACAACTGGATTTGGTTTAAGAATGGTTATGACTGTTGGAAATACTCCAGCAACTTCTGGCCAATCGGAATACAAAATCCAAACAACACCAGGTGTAGCTTCAAACAAGGGTGATCCAATGAACGTGCAAGACGCAGGTAATCAGGGTTTCATTCAAGATGTTGCATTTACAACTTTAGATAACGGTGGCGTAGGTGGATCAGCTTGGTCAACAGCTGGCGGAAACGCAGAACCACCTTGTATTGGTGTTTTCAACGGAGCTTTCTTTATAAACTCTAATGGAAAACCAACGTTCTCTAATAATGTTGTAGCATCACAAGCAACATCAGTAGACTACAATACTGGTTCAAATGACATAATTGCGTTCGTTAACGACAATCCTAATCAGGAATATGTTGTTAAAACTGACGCTCAACTAGCGGCAACGGTAGCTGGAGCACAGGCACTTCTTGGTGCAGCAAACGCAATGAACATGAACAACTACACAGCGACAGATAACAAAGATGGTCAATCGATCTCTACGTTAGACGTCGGCTCGGCGAGTACAACTGCACAATTCAGATTAGTAAGAAGCGCTAACGATCCAGAAAACAAGGATCTTACAGCGGCTGGTGCTAACATTATTGTGTCGTTCTTACCGTCAAGTATGCTGTATAACTAATAGCTAAATAGGAGTATATAACTATGGCAATATCACGAGCACAACTAGTTAAAGAACTAGAGCCTGGTCTAAATGCGCTATTTGGACTAGAGTATAAACAATACGGCGAGCAGTGGACTGAAATTTTCGACACTGAAACATCTGACAGAGCTTTTGAAGAAGAAGTAATGTTAGCTGGTTTCGCAAACGCGTCAGTTAAACCTGAAGGACAAGGTGTAGCTTTCGACGATGCACAAGAAACTTTCACTGCTAGATACACTAACGAAACGATCGCTTTAGCGTTCGCGATTACTGAAGAAGCAATCGAGGATAACTTGTATGACAGACTTGCGTCTAGATATACAAAAGCTTTAGCAAGATCTATGGCGTCTACAAAAAACATTAAAGGCGCAGCGGTTTTAAATAACGCATTTGATTCTACTTTTGCAGGTGGAGATGGCGTAGAACTTTGTTCTGACGCTCACCCTACACTAGCTGGTACATTTTCAAATGAGTTAGCAGTAGCTGCTGAACTTAATGAAACTTCATTAGAACAATCATTGATTGACATCAATGCATTTACTGATGAAAGAGGCCTAAAAATTGCGGCGCAAGGAGTTAAATTAATAATTCCTTCAGCTCTTCAATTTACTGCTGACAGACTTCTGAAGTCTGCAGGTAGAACTGGTACAGCTGACAATGACATTAACGCAATCAGAAACATGGGAATGATCTCTGGTGGATATGTAGTAAACAACTACTTAACTGCTGCGAAGAAATTCTTCATCAAAACTGATGTGCCTAATGGTCTTAAACATTTCAGCAGATCACCTATCAAAACTTCAATGGAAGGTGACTTTGATACTGGAAACGTTAGATACAAAGCGAGAGAAAGATATGTATTTGGATTTTCTGATCCAAGAGGTATCTTTGGTTCAAACGCTACGTAATCAATAATTTTAAGGGGCCGGACACAATTCGGCCCCTTTTTACATATAAAGGTGTGTAAATGAAAAAAACTCTAATCACTATCTGGGCTTACAACCATCATGCAAAATTTGAAATTGAGCATGCTGAAAACACTGTAGAAAGTGTGGAAAAAGCTATACTTGACAAACTGGGAGAAGATAGTGTAAAATGGGAGTATCTCGGAGAAAGCTATGACCCGAGAACAAATCGAATAACTTATGAGGAGGTTATTGATGATACAGGACCTGTACAAACGAAAACAGTCCTTGGAGTTGAAGTGGCAACAGGAGCACCTAGATAATGGTAGGTACACTCTTGACATGGTCAGAATTGATGACAAAATTAAAGAAGTCATTACCAAGATCAAGTTGGAGGAAGCTCAAATTGCACATAGACAGAATCAAATTGAGGATGTCGCTCCACAAGTTTCTGTAGCTACTTAATCAAAAGCTACATCGCTGAAATGCATAAATACCGTAGGCTCTCTTGCACTCCACTAAAAACTAGTATATAAATCACTTACTATACAATTAATTAGAATACTGACGAGTATAGTCTGACGGCCTAGAGACAGTATTCGGAAACTAGGAGGATATAATTATGGCAAAAACACTATTTAGAGGACCAGTACTTCAAGGTAAATTTAATGAAGGTGGTGTTACTGGATTCAATCTAGAAGCAAAAGAAGCTAACTACACTGTAGTAAATGGCGATTCTGGTAAAACTTTTACATCAAAAACTAAAGATGTAGTTTTTACTTTACCTGCAATTTCTATTGGAAGAGTATTTACTTTTGTAAATACAGCTAGTGATGGAACTAATAATTTAACAATTAGTCCAAATGCTAGTGATGGTATTTTATATGCAGGATCTTTAACAGACGATAAAGATATCATTAATACTCAAGCTACATCAAAAGTTGGTGATT